CCGGGCCCCTCTTCTCGATACATTGATTCCTGTTATACAGGACCGATTGACGTAAGTCTTTCTGGTGGGTAATTCCACCTCAATGCGGCGAAAAGCACCTGGCTTACGCCTGGTGTTTTAGAAGAACCGGGAGGTACTCTGTTGAGTCGGCTGTGGTCGGCACGGAGACGCCCCGCCCCAAAAGGGCAGGACGTACTCCAACCTAACCACGGATATTCAGACTCAATTTCCTCTTAACTAACCGGCAACATCTGTTGCCTTAGAGGGATGTCATAATTGAAACACGGAAGCTAAACTTAAGTGTTCGAGCGCCGTCGAGTAGATTACCCTTGAGGGAATCTGGTAGTTGCCATAGGAGTTTCTCTATGACAGTCACCGGTCCATACAGTCGGGTTACACACGTTATCGGGCTCGCGAAAACCACGCGGACTTGGTATCGCCAGCAACCTATCACTGCGAAACCATTACCTTTCACGATGGAAAAGTATGTGAGAAAGTCCTGGTGGGGAGATCCAGACAGTGCAAGTTATACTGCCTGGGGTTACCCAAACCCATTGACTGACGCGTCACTTCAAGCATTACGTGACACAATCTACAGTAAAGCTTATGGTAGGTTGATGTCGGAAGTGTCCGCGAAATCGGCACAACTCGGTGCCGATCTTGCTGAGCGTAAGCAAGCAATGAATTCTATTGCTATGCATGCCGGACAGCTCTTAAAGGCTGCTCGGGCGCTTAAAGGAGGTCGAGTTCTTGACTTCTTCGGCGCACTCGGCATTAAAAAGCACACATGGCGGGGGTTTTCATCCAACATGGCGGGTCTCTGGCTTGAATATTCATACGGCTGGAAACCGCTCGTGGAGGATATACACAGCGCAGTAAATGTGCTGCAAAAACCGTTCATGTCTAAGGTAGTGCGTGGTAAGGCAAAGGGCACCCATCACGTATACTACACTTACCACACCCAGTACGAGACGTATGAGGACACCCATGATTGGGTGATTATGCTACAATTGCAGTTCAACCTCAGCGTTTCTAATTGGGTCGCGTGGCGTGCTAATGAGTTAGGATTAACCAATCCAGCGGCAATTGCATGGGAGGTTGTTCCCTTCTCCTTTGTAGTTGATTGGTTTCTGCCTGTCGGCAAGTATCTGCAGAGTCTGACAGACTTTGTAGGACTAAACCGAGAAGACCCTTTCACAACATGGTACTCGATACTTGATCGAGATGCCGCTCGCACCTGGTATTATGTTCCAGGTTGGGAGTATGATAGAAAGGACCGTCGGGTGAACGTAAAGCGAGAGCTTATCCTGCCCTCGCCGCCGAGTTTACGTGCGCGTTTTACTGGTTTTTATTCGGCACGTGGAGCAAATGCAATTGCGCTCCTAACCTCAACCCTGAGAGACTTACCCAATGTCCCAACAAAGCGACGATTCAAAATGTCGCGGGACATGTATAACTGGGATAGGAATCTCTATTAAGGAGTACTCAAATGGCAGCAATGGCTGATATCACAGTCAAAAAAGCGGACGAGACGACAAATATCGTCTATACCGGGAAGGTCGCAAGTGCAGGAGATCGCACTGCGGCTGTTTGGAAAAGCGAAACCGTAGGCACGGCACCGGCCCACAACCCGTCTTTCAGTTTGACCTCGCGGTCGAACGGGGATGGGAAAGTGCGTCGGGTCGAGCACGCGGGTGCTTACCCCCAAACGGCCACTGCGGCCGATGGCTCTGTTACCGTGGTCAATATCGCCCAAGGTTCCGGGTCGTTTGCGATCCCGCAAGGGATGCCGCAGACGGACATCAACGAGTTCGTGGCGCAATACTGCAATATGTTAGCGTCCGTGCTCATCAAAGCGTCGATAAAGGCCGGGTATGCCCCAACCTAAACCGGACAGGAAACTGTTCGGCGGTGGGGCGCGACGTCGGGGTGATACCCTGGCGGCGCGTGTTGTTGTTGTACTGGTCTTCCTTGGGTTTGTGGTGCTCGGGGCTATTTCGCCCGAATTCCTACAAGCTTTACGGTTGATCATTTGTCCCCAAAGCCCGCTAACCATGCTGGCATAGGGGTCCTCCTCAACAACCTCGGAGTCTTCAAACATGGATATCAACGATCTGTTACATGTTGCCAACGCAATTTGGGTTGGCGCTGACACACCCGTTGCACTTGGCTGCTTTCTTAGGGCTAAGTATGGCGAGTGGAGGCAGTTGGCCGAAATGGCCACTGTCCCAAGTGATTACACAACTCCTGACTCTTTTAAAATCGATAACCAGTGTACAGGGTTCCTGCGAAAATGCAAGGACCTGCCCACGGGGGTAGATCTGCGGGCGGCGGCTTTGGCCAATTTCCGCGAGGCAGAAGAGTTGTGTTGCCATACAAATGCGTATTTTTCTCGATTCCTTAAAAATCAGGGACCTTTTGAGGACCCTAAGGATGAGAAACGTCTCGAGATTATCTCCCGAGTGCGGAAAGAAATCGCGCAGATGATTGGCAAGCCCCCAACCAGTCTTAAGTTCAGGCTGGGGCCGGGGAGTACTTTGTCAGATCCCGGTGTATGGTGCACTATACCGCACAAGTTTTGTTCTGAACCCACAATTACCCCTTCCGCGCTCCACGTTTTACCTCTGTGGGCGCAAACGGCCTGGGCTCGTAACCTGGAACGGGAAGTGGTGATCCGGCTGGTCGACTACGATAAGTGGACGTCCGTAGATAAAGATGCCCTTAAAGAACGGGGTATCTCTACGCAACCGTCCATCAACGTGGCCGCTCAACTCGCAGTCGGTAGGTTATTCCGATTACGATTGCGTCGTCGAGGTATCGATCTCGATATGCTGCAGCTAATTCATCGGCGGAAAGCCTGTGAAGCCTCTTTGTCTGGGGCTGCTGCTACCATAGATCTTCGTAATGCATCCGACACAGAAGCAAGGAAGCTGATCCAGCTTCTCTTTTCCCACGAGTGGTTCTTTCTTTTGGATTCACTCCGTGTGCCGTTCTCTATCATCCGGAGTTCTACCGGTGTTGATGAACGGTTGTACCTGCAGAAATTCTCAGGTATGGGAAATGGTTACACCTTTGAACTCGAGACTATCGTTTTTCTTGCCATCTGCCGGGTTGTTTGCGGCAATGGTGACGACGTCTCGGTATACGGTGATGATATCATCGTACCGTCTGAGAAGGCGGCATTGGTAGTAAAAGCGTTGAGATTCTTCGGTTTCCAACCGAATCTGAAGAAAACGTGCATCGTAGGCCCCTTCCGTGAATCTTGCGGAGGAGACTATTTTCTGGGGGTCGCAGTAAGACCGCACTTCCAGGATGAGGCACCAACTAGCCCACAAGGCTGGATCTCATTAGCTAACGGTTTGCGTCGGGTCTGGTGTGACGAAAGTCACACATTTGATCCTCGACTATTGCGAGCATGGCATCTGTGCTTGGGATTTATTCCAAGCGACATACGTGCTTGTCGTGGTCCATCCTACTTGGGGGATATCGTCATTCATGACTCCCCAGACAGGTGGCAAACTCGTTCCAAAGACTCCATCCGATACTTTCGAGCGTGGTTACCTTACACGTTTAAGGTTTTTGGGTGGTCCCGCTTTCCAGCGGGTACTGTGTTATCATCTGCTCTTTACGGAGTCTCGAACGAAAAGTTCGGGATCCGCGTTAAGGAGGGGCGGCGTACTGCCGCCACTCACTTGGCCGGCGTGATTCCCAGAGATGGGGTCACGGGTTTCCGAAGAGCATGGGTTCCCTTTAGTTAGGAGGCTACCAAGCCTAGATTTGGC